ATAGAGCAGGAGTAACAAAGAAGCAAGAAATGTCTGTAGAGTCGAAAAACCTTCACGCAGTTGTGATATTACCACAAAAGACACAACATGAGGAAGAACATATCTATGACCCAGACGGAAGAACCAGTTAAACGGAAGCGTGGTAGACCTAAGAAAGATCCCAATGCTCCGAAACACTCTTACAATCGTAGAAGAAAACCATTAGGTCCACAAGAATTACGCAATAAACTTTCAACTGCTAGAAAGAAAGTTGCAAAGCTAGGACAATTACAGTCTGCTGTTAAGAAGAAACAAGTATTAACAGATGATTTGGTACAGATTGCACCAAAGCAGTTAAAAGAACAGATAGAACAAAACGAAGTAGCGTTTAAACCGAATCCTGGACCACAAACAGAATTTTTAGCGTCACCAGAGAGTGATGTCTTGTACGGAGGTGCAGCAGGTGGAGGAAAATCCTACGCACTACTAGCAGACCTCTTACGATTTGCACACATAGGCGATCATAGAGCATTACTACTAAGACGTACATTAGCTGAATTAACAGAACTTATAGAAAAAAGCAAACAATTTTATCCCATAGCATTTAAAGGAGCAGTATTTAAAGAAGCGAAGAGTACATGGCACTTTCCTTCTGGAGCAACTGCTCTTTTTTCGTATCTGGATAGAGACACAGACGTTAGCAGGTATCAAGGTCAGTCTTTTACATGGATTGGTGTTGATGAAATAACCCATTACCCTAGTCCTTATGTTTGGGATTACTTACGTTCTCGATTACGTACAACAAATCCTAAAATAAAAACATATATGAGAGCAACAGCTAACCCTGGTGGTCCTGGACATGATTGGGTAAAGAAAACCTACATAGATCCTGCACCACAGAACAAACCATTTTGGGCTACAGATATTAGTACAACAAAAGTTTTACGTTATCCTAGTAGTCACTCTACAAAAGCTAATGAACCCTTGTTTACAAGAAAGTTCATACCAGCAAAATTAACAGACAATCCGTATTTACTACATAGTGGTGAATATGAGATGATGCTTTTATCACTACCTGAAGTTGAAAGGAAACGATTACTAGATGGCGACTGGGATATTGCGGAAGGTGCAGCCTTTAGTGAGTTTAATCGTTTACATCATGTTACAGATCCATTTGAGTTACCGAGAGGATGGTACAGAGTCAGGGCAGCAGATTATGGGTTCACAAGTCCATCCTGTGTCCTTTGGGGAGCATTAGACCAAGACGATAATCTTTGGATTTATAGAGAGCTTTACATCAAACGACAGAACGGTGATGAACTAGGAAGACGAATAAAAGAATTAGAAGCACAAGATCCCTCTCCAATAATCTCTGTCCTTGATGGAGCATGTTGGAATAGGACAGGAAGTGGATTAACGATAGCAGAACTAATTAATAAAAGTGGTTGTCGATTTATTCCAGCAGATAAAAACAGAATACGAGGAAAACTAGAGATACATAAACGATTACGATTCGATCCTGAAGCTGGATCAAAGTTACGTATATTTAGTTCGTGTACCAATTTAATTAGAGAGATGACATCCCTGCCTTTGAGCAAAACGAATAGTGAGGATGTCGACACCAAAGCTTCTGACCATGCTTATGATGCACTCCGTTATATGTGTATGACTAGGCAAGTTGAAAGTCCAAGTCGTTTATACAATGGATGGACAACACATCAGAAGCAACCAGAACCGATCAACCCTATTTTTGGATATTAAGGAGATTACCATGTACGGTCAAAAACCATTTGATACTTCAAGTATTAAACAGGGTGCAATGAATGAAACACCTGATGGACCAGCACCAAGAGAAGCTTTAGAAATAGCTCCTGGAACTGGCAATGAAGCAAACTTTACTAATACTTTAGTTGCTCCAACAGAACCAGGTAACAAACATATGTCACCAAATTTTGATGCCCTTGCAGATGACGATAGAATATACGGTTAGTATCGTATGTCATTTTTAGATTCTGATGATTTAGAAGATGTTCCTGCTGTAGTTCCTGGTTCTGCATTACCAGGACTATCAGGTTACATCCGTCAAAAATTTGTTTCTGCTGAAGAAGGAAGGCGATCAGATGAAGAACGCTGGTTGAAATCCTATGAGAACTATAGAGGTCTGTCTTCAGAATCTGAAACCTATAGAGAATCAGAAAGATCTAAAGTTACTGTTAAAATAACAAAGGTAAAAGTCCTTGCAGCTTATGGACAAATCTCTGATATTTTATTTGGTAGGGGAGAATTTCCGTTAGTCATTGAACCTACGCCTGATCCTGATGGAATAGAAGAAGCTGTCCATCTTGACGCTGTTTCAAAACAGATGGGAGGTGGTCAAGATCTCGATCCTTACGGTTATGAGGGGGATGGAAGAACACTTGAACCAGGAGCAACAGAAGCAGGTGAACCACAACTAGGTGGTTTAGCAAAAGAATTAGAAGGTGCTCCTTTAAAGAAAGGGTTCAGTAAATTTGGTGAGCCAGATTTAAAACCAGCACAAATTGCAGCCAGAAGACTTAACAAGATTGTTCACGATCAGTTGCTTGACACTTCAGCAATAAAAGAAATTCGTAGATCATTATTTGAACAAGCCTTGTTAGGCACTGGTGTAACTAAAGGTCCATTTAACTTTTTCAAAAAAGTACATAAGTGGGAGAACATAGATGGAGAACGTGTGTATGCACCATATGAAAAAATGGTTCCACGTATCTCTCATGTATCTTGCTGGAATTTTTATCCTGACCCTAGTGCTGTAGATATAGATGATTGTGAATATGTTATTGAACGTCACCGATTGAATAGAGATCAGTTTCGTGCATTAAAAGATTTACCACTATTCGATATTGCAGCAATCAATAGAATACTACAAAAACCTTCTGCGTATGAAGAACGCTATTTTGAACACACAATATATTCTGAAAATGATCCTACCTATAATGAAAATCGTTATGAAGTATTAGAATACTGGGGAACATTAGATGCTAAAACAGCAAGAGAATATAATGTTAATATTCCTTATGGAGCAGATGAAATAGGATCTGTTCAAATTAATGCTTGGGTGTGTGGTAGTGAAGTGCTACGTGTTGTATTAAATCCATTTGTTCCAGAACGTATACCCTATCATATTTTTCCTTATGAGAAAAATCCTTATCAAGTATTTGGTATTGGTGTTGCAGAGAACATGGAAGATGCACAGTTATTAATGAATGGTCATATGAGAATGGCTATTGATAACTTAGCTCTTGCAGGTAATTTAGTATTTGATGTAGATGAAGCATCATTAGTACCAGGACAGAACTATGATATTTATCCTGGTAAAGTATTTAGAAGACAGTCTGGTGTAACAGGTACAGCTATTAACGGATTAAAGTTTCCAAATACGGCTGGTGAAAATATGCAAATGTATGACAAAGCAAGACAACTTGCTGATGAAGAAACAGGTATTCCTTCTGTTGTACATGGACAAACAGGAGTAACTGGTACAGGAAGAACGGCTGCTGGATTATCTATGCTACTAGGATCTGCTGGTCTTGGTATAAAAACAGTAATTAAAAATATTGATGATAGTTTATTACGTCCTTTAGGTGAAGCATTTTTTCAATGGAATATGCAATTCAATGAAAAAGCAGAAACCTTTGATGGTGATTTAGAAATCAAACCTAAAGGTACTGTTTCTGTTATGATGAAAGAAGTACGTAGTCAACGATTGACAATGTTGTTACAAACTATTTCTAATCCAATGTTAGCACCATTTATGAAGATACAGAATTTAATTAAAGAACTTGCAATCTCACAAGACATGGACCCTGCTGAATTAGTTAATGATCCTGATGAAGCTGCTGTCTATGCAGAAATATTAAGGAGCCTCAATGTTAATCAACAAGCAAACAGCCCTGAAAGCCCAGATGTGGGTGAACAACGAGGAAGCATGGAAAGCAACGGAGGAGTTCCTTCAGGAGCAAACCCAATGGATGCTACAGGCTCTGGCAACGGAACAATCGGAACAGGCACTACGCCAATGGCAGGGGAAACTAGCTTTGCTGCAACAACTCCTAACCCTGAAGAAATCAATTAACGAGGTAATGAAAAATGTCTCTTAGAAATCTTATGCCAAAGAAGATGCAAACTGGAGGAACTTTTATAGGTCCGTTTGCTACGGCATCAGGTCAAGCAACACCTAGACAAAATATTGCTTTTGGTAGTAGAGGAGCAGGTCCAACTATTAATTTACCAGGACAAGATCCTATTAGTCCTGGACAGGGAAGAACAGTACAGCCTTTTAATCAAACAGCAGAAACTGAAGCATCAAGATTACGTAGACAGCAACAACAACAAGAGCAAAAGTTTCAACAAGAATTTAAAAGACTTCAAGATGAAATAGATACTCAAATTGCTAATCCTGGTACAGAAACAACTAAAGCCGATTTTAATACAAGTATTGAAAAAAATAATATTGAAAATATAACATCAGAAGACTTTAAAAATATGTCTCCTGCATTACAATACTCTATAGCTAATTATGATAAAGCCACAGCTATACCAAAATTTTTTGATAATATTTTTGGTGACACAGGAATACTTAAAAATTTTGCAGATAAAACAGCAGGAATTAAAGGTCTAGGTTTAGCATTAGGTATTCCTTTAGGTGGTGGCAGTAAAGACGGATTAAGTGGACTTGATAGAATTACTGTTAGTATTAATAATC